TGAACAACTAGAAGGTGAAACACATCGCGCACTTAAAAAGTACCGTGTTAATACTAATAGAGAATTTTTCCATATAACTTTAGAGGAAGCTAAAAATACAGTAACGGAATTAGGAAAACGATATACATCATGATGAATAATGAAAAATTTTTAGAGGATACTATTAACCAATTAGAATCTTCAATAGAGGAAATGGGGAAAATGAAATTTAGCTTACTAGATAATACTCTAGAGCAAATAGGGTATATCTTTGAATTAAATAATGAGGGTATTGAGGTATTTAAAGTTATAGGTAAAGAAGAGATTAAGGGACTTATATCTACTATAGATATCGAAATGATTCCTTTGTTTGAAGAATTTAAATATGAGAAAGGCCTTAACAAACTTCAGTATTGGAAAAAACTTCTACAAGAAAACTTGGAGTAGCCAATTCTTTGTCATACCTTCTCATCACGTTGATTGAGTGAAAAAATTAAAATGAAGAATAAAACGGTAGAGGAAAAGAAAGGGGTAGGGGAAATAAAATTATACACACTAACCCATTGCAGATATTGCAATACATTAAAAGAGGCACTCTCTCATCTTGGTGTCCCCTACCGGGATATTAATGTTGAGAGTGCAAAACATTCCTTATTGGGTGATTGGTTAGAAGAGAATCTAAAAACAGAATCCTATCCTATCATCCATCTTGAAAAATACCCCGGAGAATCTATTTATATTATCTCCAAAACAAATTTGGAGAAGCTAAATGGGGTTCGTATATTCACGACAATAGATCAAGCATTAGAAATTTTATTAAATTATTATTATGAGATATAAAGGATTACTTGAACAAAAATGCCAACAACTTATAAATACCCTAACAGGTATTCATTCCGCTTCCAGTAGAGGAGATATGTTGCGAACTAGAGAATTAATTGAAGCTGGTAAAGAACGTGTTGAAGAAATGGTAACATTGTTAAACAACGAAAGACAAGACTAAATGGTATTGAGAGCTGAAGAGATTAAGGGGAATTTTGATATGATTATTCGAGGCATTGAAAAATATGTTGAGGGTGATCGTCAAAAACAATTCATCGATTTTTATAATAAATTTGATGAACGTATAGCTTTACTCCCAGCTTCTCATAAGACTGCTTACCACAACTGTTTTCCAGGAGGGTATGCAGATCATGTTTTGAGAGTGATTAAGGCGGCATTTAAGGTTCATAAGGTTTGGGTAGAGATGGGGATGGTTGAAACCTATACTATGGAAGAGCTTTTCGTGTCCGCCTTAAATCATGATTTAGGTAAAATAGGTTCAGCCGAAGAAACATCTGTTTTTCCTTCTACCGATGAATGGAGAAAAAAGAACCTAGGAGAAATGTATACCTTCAATACTGCTATAGGATACATGACGGTTCCAGACCGTTCTTTATTTTTATTACAAGAAGCAGGTATTCAAGTAACTACTAACGAATATATTGCAATTAAAACCCATGATGGGTTATATGATAAGGCAAACGAATCATACCTTAAAGGTTTTATGAATGAAACCAAACCAAGAACCTCTTTACCCTTTGTACTCCACCAAGCCGAATTAATGGCTGCTCGTGTAGAATGGGAACGTGATTGGTTACACACCTTCGGAAAAAAACAAGAAATATCTAAAGTAACTAAACAAGATAGAGTCAACGCAAATCTAGTCAAAACTAGCGCAGGAAATACAGCGTTGGTGGATCTGGTTAAAGGATTATAATATGGGTACAACAACATTAATTATACTGATTAACGGCGGCATTCTCATATTTGGGGTTATCGTCTTTGTTATTATAAATTTACTACGAAAAAATGAAAAGTTAGAGGCTATGATTGAAGATAGGGATAACTATATCCAAAATATCTCTACTATTATGTCTGAATCTGATAAGAAGATCAAAGAAATTGATTCTAAGCAAATCTTCCAATCCGATGACGAAATAGGTTGGTTTTTTACAGGGATTAAAGAAATCCAATCACTAATCAACGATTACAATATCAACAAGTAATATGTCTGAAGAATTAACTGAAACCATTGGTGGGAAAATTCTATCTGTTCCTCAAAATGATGAAGGACCCCAATATACTAAAAAAGGAACTTTACGTAAACGTCGCCCTAAGACGAAAAAAATGTACTTTACTCAAGATACCGAAGATGCTATTATAGAATATTTGGCTATGGAGGATGGTTTACAACGTAATATATTATATAATGATCGTATTAAATATGCTTTTTTTAAGTTAACTGAAAATATAATTCATACCTTTAAATTTTACTATACTGAGGTAGAGACAATAGGAGAATTACAACACGAGGTTACTACTTTTCTATTAGAAAAACTCCACCTATACCAACAAGATAAAGGTAAAGCCTATTCTTATTTTGGCACAATAGCTAAACGTTATCTTATTTTATACAACAACACTAATTACAAGAAATTAAAATTAAAAGCCGATGTAATGGCTGTAGATGAAGATCAAACAATTACCATTGATTTATCTAACAATTCAATTCAGCCCTTAGAAAATGACCAATTAGCATTTTTGGATTACTTTGTTAAATATATGGACATACATTTGTTTACCTTATTTACTAAAAATGAGGATGCTAAAACTGCCGATGCTATAGTTGAGTTATTTCGTAAGAGAGAAAATTTAGATTTATTTAATAAAAAAGGAATATACATATACATTAGGGAGATTACTAACCAATCTACCCCACAAATTACTAAGGTAATTAAAAAAATGAAAAAGACATATGTAAAACTAATGTCCCAATACATTGATAGCGGGTATGTTAGTATGAGGTTATAAATCTTTTCTATAACTATATTTATATCCATATCACAATATTATGGATTTTACTCAAATAACTTTATTCGGTAAGAAAACTTACGCGGATTTACTAAAAGAAATACACACCAACCAAAAGGATAAAGAAGTTCAATTACGTTCGCTAATTGAAGGTCTCAAACCTATGGTTATCACTCCCGGAGACGCTGTTATAATGGTGCCTTTAATTAAGGAATATCTTGAACTCGCTATAAAAAATGACGATGCTTTAATTAAAATGGCGGGTATTATTCAACGTGCTATGAATACTAGAATGGCCGATGGTGATGAATTATTATCTGATGAAGATAAAGAAATGCTATTCAGCTCACTCCAAGAATTAGATACTAAAATTGAAGAAATTAAAGTAGAAGAGGTAAAAGATGCCAGTTAATAGTCAAGCACCTACTTTAGGAAATACTTTTATAGGACAAGGTTCATCTACTTCCCCTACAATAGGGAGTGGCAGAATGTTTCCTGTAAGAGTAACTGATATTTCTTTAAGTTCATCTACCCACCCACAATCCCTATTCCAAGTAACTAAAGGTTGGTCAGGTATTGGTTCTATAAGGTTTGAACCTTTAAATGAAGGAGGTATTCCTAAAGAATTTCCTCAAGGTAATATTGCTTTACCCTTAGATACTAATTTTAAAAAACTACCCTTAATTAATGAAGTAGTTTTTATTATAGCAGGCCCCTCTACTCGTATACTAGAAGAAGGAAATATCGATGCTATAGATTTTTATTATATAAATTCTGTTTCATTATGGAATAGTAATCATACAAATGCTTTACCCTCCTTAGGTTTCAATCAGTCTTCTACTACAGATAATGTTTCAGTAAACGATGTAGATAAAGGAATTGAAAATAATACTAACGATAAGGTAGAAGAACTTTCTTTAGGTAAAACCTTTCAAGAAAATGGTAGAATAAAAAATCTATACCCTAATGAAGGAGATGTTATTATAGAAGGTAGATTTGGTAATTCAATACGTTTTGGATCTACAGCTAAACAACCTGATAGTAGTAAAGAAGTTCAATCACCTTGGAGTACTGAAGGTCAAAATGGCTTACCTATTACTATAATTAGAAATGGTCAAAGTAAAGCAGATTTAAATTTTAATAACTGGTTTCCAATATATGAAGATATACAAGGTGATGATTCATCTATATATATGACATCAGGGCAAACTATACCTATTATGTTAGGTTCAACTAATTTTGCCTCATTTGGGGTAGATGCTCTCCCTGCGGCTAATACAACTAAATTACTACAAAATACCCCAGTAGATAACCCATTAGCTTCAAATAAGGAATCCGATAATACTGGAACACCTTTTGATATAGTAAACATAGAACCAGAATTACCAGAACCAGATGGCATATAAACCCGAATTTCCTTATAGAGGAAAACAAATTATAATAGATTCCGATAGAGTTTTATTAAATTCTAAAAAGGATGCTACCTTTATTGTTGGTAGTAAAGCCGTTGGCATATCATCAGGAGGTACTATTAATTTAGATAGTACGGGGGATTGTATAATAAATTCACCTAATATTAAATTAGGATTAATTGCTAAACACCCTCTAGTAAAGGGGGATTTGTTACAAAATGCCTTACTTGAATATCTAACTCTTGTAAATGAAATTGTAGCTGAAAATTTATCTACAGCAGTAGATTCAGAAGGAGCATCTCTTACAAAAGTTCAATTAGCGGGGGATGGTTTAAAACAAGCTACCTCATCATTTATTAAAGGGTTAGGGGACATAGTCTCAAAAAATAATTTTACTCAATAATGGCTGGAATATTAAAACAAACAATAATTAAAACCTTTAATACCCTAGGTACTTTTGCTAAGGGAATTCAAGAAAAATCTTTAGTTCTTGTATATGGTGCCCCTATTGAAGTTAATATTGAGATTGATTTTACTGACAAAAATTCTATAGAAGAATATTTTAAAAAACTCCCTAAAATAACCCAAAGTCCAAGTTTAACTACTGTAAATAGGACTTTAAAAATTATAAACACTTATGATGTTTGTAATCCTTTAGAAGGTGCTATAAATATAGTAGCTCAAAATTTAATAAGTGGAGCTCAAGGGAAAATAAATGAAGTTGTAAATGCCTTTAGGGGCACTAATATTGTAGATAGCCCCCAAATCCGAAAAGCATTAGTTCCTGTCACTATTGACTTAAAAACAGGGGCAAGTGCAGAATCAATGACTTTCCAAACTACTAACAAGGTATCCTTAGTTGTGGCCTTTACAAGGGACGAAGTAACGAATAAAACAAATATAATATCTAGAGGATCTCATGTTACCCTTACTCAAACTAACGATCCTAAGTCTAAATCTTATTACATGAGAGGCTCAGTAGATAGATCTTTTGAAGTTAGTGACCCCTCCCCAGGAATAGAATATATAATAAATGTGGATAGTATGGGACCTTCATCAGAACCCCCATATGAGAGAGATCAAAAAGGTAACTTAATTAAAGATCCTACAGGTCAGCCAATACCTAAACAATTTTCTTCTTGGCAAATAGAATCTGACTCTAGATTAAATAGTGATTCCCGTGAATTAGCAAAAGAATTAAATTCTTTAACTGATACTTTAAGAGAACTAGGAATATCTGACTTAATTAGTGAAATATCTACTTTTCCTAATTCTGGAAATTTTAGGAAAACGTTACAAGACGTAGAAAGAATAATAAATAGTGTAGCACTACCCGCCGAAAATGTAGCAAATGTTACGGGCACAATATCCCAAACCTTAGATGGTGGACTTACACCTGAGGAAACTATACTAAGAGTAAGAATTCTTAGAGATTTTTATCAAAAATTACTTCCCTATACTAACCTTTCATTTTTAATAACTAATGTATTTAAAAAACAGGTAGAAGCTATAAATAGTGTCTTAAGGGATGCGATCCCCTATAATGATTTGGCCAATGTAGTAAAATATGTATCTTTACAAGCCCGAAATGTTTTAGGAATTATAAATGTAATATTATTAGGTCTTAAAGTTATTAATTCCATTATTAGAACCGTTATGGTTGT